AAACAGGGATATTCTTTGTTATTTCTATGTAATCTACAACCTCTTGCATTGATTCGTAAGAGAAACTTAGTTGCTGGTCTTTCATTTCATCAAAGTATTTATCTGTTAACTCCGATAATTCTTGCGCGGCTTCTTCTGGCGTCTTTCTTGGGCCGTCCTTTTTAAAAGGTTTAAACAGCTTCTCAGCCCTAAGCCTAGCCGCGCCTCTTGTAACTCCAAATGCTGCATACATTATAATGTCCTTCTTTTAATTATGTCAACTTCCAAAATTCAGACGGCTTGCCCCTAAACCCATCCTTGTACTTGTCGGTTAAATTGGGGCGCAGCCTCTTTACTATTGAGGCATAGCTTATAGCTCCCTGCTTTTCAACCTTGGTAAGCTTGCGCCCGTTAATCTCTACATTTCTATCGCCACACATCCCAACAAGCTCTGCCAGGGCTTCTTTTCGTCTTAGTTTAGCTCGTTCTAGCGCTTCGTCAAGGTCGTCTATTTCTTCCACAAGCAGGGCTGCATCTTTCTTTGTAATAACTGGTCGCTTTGGCTGTAAATGCTCACCGTTATTTATTTCTACCAAAAAGTCTTCGTAGAACATTTTTAAAAGCGGTATGTTTTCTTCTAGCCAAAATTCGCAAGCGTTGATAGCTTGCAAGTCCTCGCCGTGCGGAGTCCATTGGTAGAAGTGGCAGTAACTACGCCCAGTGCATAACATTTCTATTTGCACTTGTGCGTAGTAATAAGGTAAATCCTCTCTAATGCGTTTAAACACTGGCTCTTTATCATGTCGAATTCCGAACGGGCATTTGATTTCAAGCACACCGCCCGATCCTACCAAGCCATCAGGGGAAGCTCCTAACCAGTCTTCATACTCAAAAAATCCGCATTCTGTTACCTCTTTCCCGGTCTTTAGCGTGTACTCAAACTGTGCGCCGCTTTCGTGGTGGTTGCCCCACTCAGTAGCAATATTACCAGTAAACTCGCGCTCTGCTCCGTGATACTCTCGCACCATCATGCGCATAGCGCCCTCTGGTGTCGTGTATGGATTAACGCCAAGTATAGCGCCGACCATTGATCCGGTTATACGGCCTTTGCGGGCTTCAAACCATTCCGCACTTCGTTGTGGTGCATTAACTTCGCTCATAATGAATCGTCCGCTATTTTTTGAAAAATTGAAATTTCACCAATAATGATTTGTCCAGCCAAAACCTGTTCTTCTAGGCTTGCTATCTTGGCGTCCCTTTCGCGCAACAACTCTTTATTAATCCTTATAGTATTCTGAGCGATACTCAATTTATCTTGCAAAGCTTCGGCTGTGTAATGGTTGCAGATTGAGTAGTAAACAAAACCAGCCATTTGGCTAGCTTCGCCTTTAGTCTCGCCGTGGCACTCTATACGAGCGAACCAATTATCTACAGATAGGCTAGCCGTAAAGTGGTCTGCTCCGTCCTCCTTGAATACTTCTTTGTCTATCGAGTAAGCCAAATTCGTAGTATCTTTCATAATCTCTTTCCTTTTAAGATTGTTTAAACGTTTTGTAAAATGCTCCGCAGAACACTTTAAAAAACGCCCCGCCGTAGACGGGGAATTTTTTTAGAACGGAATGTCGTCGTCGAAGTTACCCCCCGCTGGCGCTTCAACTGGTTCCGGCTTCGCCTGTTCTTTAGCGACTCCGCCCGCTTTCCGTGGCGAAACCGAGCTAACCCAATTGCCGGACATTTTTTCGCCGTCGTCTTTTTCAAACTGCCAAACCTGCAGCATAAGAACTTGAGGTTTGCCAGTCAAAGACTGCAGCGCTACATCGTCCGGCAACTTACCAAGTTTCGCGATTTTACCACCCGCGTTAGCGTCGATAGCTGCAAACATTTTCTTTGATTTGTCTGCTTTTTTACTGTCTTCGCATAATGGCCGTATTTTTTGGAATATTTTACGGTTCTTAAATTCCGGCGGAGCCAGCACAGTCCAGCGCGCACTGATAAAATCTTCACCCGCGTCCGGGTTACTGTCTGGCAGTTCGTCCCATGCAATTTCGTCAATAGCTGCGAGGACTTGCGTTTTAGCTGGTATCGGCTCAATATCACCGCCGCCGCCATCGAAAGCCCCGTCGGTTTTGGTTACGTCTTCGCCATCGCTTGTTTGAAAAAATGAGTCTTGTTTCATAAGTTTTTTATCTCCGTTCAATTAAAAAGGTTTGGTGTTTACTTCTCTGGTTTCTTTGCCGCTTTCTTCTCCTGTAGCGCTGGCACATATTCAACAAGAGGGTTAACACCTTCTGCTACTTCTAAGTCTTCCGTTATACCGTAGCGGTTTTTGGAAACGTTCGCCGCAGTAGTGTACGAAACCAGAATGCGTGTTCCGTCGCTAATTGCTTTTTTGCGCTCGCCCTCCTCGCCCATAGTATGCGTTTCCAGTTTTAGAAACCCAACTAGGTCTACATCATCCACATAATAGGGCACGCTCTTTTTGTTTAGTCGCAAGCTGTAACGGGTGTAAGGTTCTTCGTCTGGAAGCTCCATTGTCTCTGTGTCGGCGTGCGCGATAAATAAAACGTGCATACCCTTTTGCTCATTTAATATAGCGCAAGCTTTTCTAACTCTTGAGTGCATAGACGCCACTGCATTTAAACCTGCTCCGTAACCGCCTAACGCATGGTTGATGGATTTAGGTTTCTTCGGGTCGCTGTCTACAATGTGTTGAACGAACATTCTATCTAGCGCAGTAGACGAATCAATAATGCAAGTCTTGTAGTTATGATCTTCTTTTATTAGCTGCAACAACTGGCCAAAAAGATCATCTGCACTTTGTAGTATTGGGAACGCGTCGGGACGACTTTCTAAAGGAATCGACTGTAAACCGTCTTCGGCTCTTATTACAATCGGATTTGGGAAGGAACACGCTAGCACAGTTTTACCTATGCCAGAGTCGCCGCAAATAGTTCCTACTAGTGGCCTGTCTACGGGCTTGCTTACACCTTTTAAACTCATTTGAATTTTCTCCTATTGGTGATTTATTTTCTCTCTAACTGGTTGCGGATTCTACTCCATTACATTATAGTGTCAACTCTTTTCGCATAACCAGGAGTAAAAAAAATGAAAGATTTAACCGAAATTAGCCCAATGACCCTAGAAACACTGGCTCGAAGGCTAGCAGCTAAAAGGTTAAAAAAAGTTGCAAAGGCCACCGGGTTGCACTATAACACCCTCCGCAAAATCCGAGACGACGCCGAAGCTAACCCCACGCTAAATGTGATGCGCGTTCTTTCTGACTATCTACGGAGCCACTAAATAACCCATGCTTATATACAAAGAGTTTATGGAATCAGGTTATAAGATTTTTGGACTACATGGCGCAACCGATGGCCTATGTAATTGCGGCTGGGATGGTTGCAGCGCTCCATTTAAACACCCCATAGCAAAGAACTGGCAGCATACGCCAGACTGGAGCGACGAACAGCTAGAAACGTTCGAGGAAATGGGTCAGTTTGATACTGGCTATGGTGTTTTAGTTTCCGGCTTGCTAGTAGTAGATGTTGACGCAAGAAATGGCGGGGTAGATTCTTACTCCGATTTGCTAGAAAAAATCCCTGAAATAACCGGAAGCGGGTTAATTGTTAACACTGGCAGCGGTAACGGCTCGAAACATTTATATTTTAAAGCCCCTTCTAACATTGCTCTTGTGCAAACCCACGGCGAATATCCTGGAATAGATTTTAAATCTTCCGGGTATGTAGTTGGCCCCGGATCAATGCACATGAGCGGAAATTCTTACGAGCTTGCAATAGGCTCCCCAGAAGAGATAGGAGACGCCCCGCAAGCCCTATTAGACTTGTTAGAAAAGCCAGAGCGACACCGGGCAGAATACAACGGCGAAAAAGTAGATATTTCCGACGATGAATTAGCAGCAATGTTAAAAGCAATTGGCAATAACGATTTAGACTACGAGATTTTTATCCGTATAGGGATGGCTGTGCATGCCGCAACCGACGGAGCTGGTTTTAACCTTTGGGACAGGTGGGCTAGCGAGTCTAGTAAATATGACCGCCGTCAGATGGATATGAAATGGCAGAGCTTCGGCAAGTCTGCTAATCCCGTGACACTTGGCACTCTTATCCACTATGCTGAGGAAGCGGGCTACACTGAGCCGGTGGAATTCGTTAGTACAATTGATTGGGAAGTAGAAGAGGAGCCGGAAGAGGTTGTAGAGGGTGCATTGCCATTTTCAATCGACGGCGTGGACTTACTACGCCCCCCCGGATTTGTTGGCGACGTAACTGCCTGGGTAAACGCCCAGTGCAGATATCCAAGGGAGCAACTGGCTGTCGCCGCCTCACTATTTGCAATGGGGAATGTCTGCGGGCTTAGATACACGGATGATATGGACGCAGCAACCGCCAATCTATTTGTTTTCTGTGTGGCTGCGTCTGCATCCGGTAAAGAAGCAATAAGCCAAGCTATCGCAGACATTCACCGCGCCGCAGGAATTCATAGAGCCAGCCACGGTAACATAAAGAGCGAGCAAGAAATAGTTAGGAATCTAATTAGGAACCAGGCTGCATTTTATGACGTTGACGAATTTGGCTACTTCCTGCAAAAGATAAACAACGCACGAAAGCACGGGGGAGCCGCATACCTTGATGGCGTTATAGCTATATTGATGTCTGCCTATTCCAAAGCTGGCGGCTATATGCTTCTAAACGGTGATACAAAAGACGAAGTACGCAAGGCGCTACAGATCGAGCTTAAGCAGTGTCAAAAGGCCGTGGGGGAAAACGAAGACCCTACCGGGCAGCTTGCCAGGAGAATTCCAAACCTTGAGCGTGCTATAACCCATATCGACAACGGGCTAGAGAAGCCGTTTCTGTCTTTAATGGGATTAACAACGCCCGAGACTTTTAACGGCCTTATTACCAGAGAGCAAGCAACCAACGGGTTTATCGGCCGTTCGCTGGTGATTAATCAACTGAACTCAAACCCGCGAGCGATTAAAGGGTTTAAGCGCACACCTATGGAATTTGGGATGCAGCAAACAATAGCGGCGCTATATAATGGGGGTAACTTCGACGCTAATGAAACAAGAGTTGAATATTATAGCGAGCGCCTGCAAGTAAAGACCGACAAGGAAGCACAAGAAATGCTATACAAGGTTTTAGACTGGGTGTGGCATGAAGCTAATCA